GGTACTTTTCGGGGCGTTCTGTCTTCTCAGCGGTTTCCTTGACCCCACGTGGAAATCCGTTGTATCCAACAGACCGCACTTCCTTGTCTGGACCGACAATGACACACCCCACCTTGGTGGTATCCTTGCTCCACGTAGACACCAACTCGGCCATTTCAATAAACCGTCTGTCCCAGCGAAGCTGTGCATCCATTTCTTCTGCCCATGTAGTCATACTGTTCCTCAATCAATGTATGTTCCGTTCTGTTTCCATTTTTTCAAACTGGCTGTCATCACGTTTTCAAAGAGACGGGTGGCGTCTTTTAATGCTTTGTCATCAAACTTTTCGGTTTCTTCTTTTAGATTCTCTCTCAGATAATAATCGTCCAGCGGCCAGTCTCCATTATAATCACCAGAGGTCAAGGCAAGCTGTTCAAGGTCACGAAGCATGAGAGCATTCAAGGCATCTTCCGACGCCATCGCATCCCGGATTTTCTGAATCTCTCGCACAAGGTTTTCGGCCTCTTCTAGCACATCGTCTTGGAGTTTTTGCAATTCCACATCAAACTTCAAAATCTCTTGAAAAGGGTTGCTCCACGCCATGACAATACTCTCAAATTCGCTAGATATATTCAAATTTTTGTCTTGTCGTAAATCTTCTATGGCACCATTGATGTCGTCTAGAATATTGTGTTTCATGTTGAAAGTCTCGGGGTTTTCTTTTTCATGAGGTTGAGGTTTTCCGCCTCAATTAGAATCAGTTGTTTTAATCGATGGGTGATGAGGGATGCCGCCGCTGTAGGGTCCACATTCCGTTCTTCGCAATATTCAACAATCATTTCGTAGTTGGTAATCTTACGTTTTGCCGATTCCGTTTCTATGTACGTAGAAAATTCCTCGGAGGTTTTGAATTGGCGGGTAATCAAATATTCAACGGTTAACTCGTCTTGTGACATAGAACGTGTGACCTCCGATACGACGAATTGGTTCCATGGTGAGACTCCACTTGGGTTTGACCGTCTGGTTGTGATAGAACATGGCATTTCCGATGCTCTTCAACCGTTTATTTTCCATCAAAACTTCCCACGCAATTTGTTCGGCTTCCTCGTAAATCTTTGGTTCCCGAATGGGGTAGGGATTTCTCGTCCACGAAAATTGGTAGGGTTGGTAGACGACTTCACACACGGTGTCTGGGTAGTACTCATTCTCCACCCGATTCATCGTAACGGTCGCTACGGCCAACTTTCCTTCATACGGCTCGTCTGGGGCTTCGTAATAAATGTTCTTGGCCAGACATTCGAGTTCTTGTACATCGATAGGTTTCGTGGGGGTTCCAAACAACAAGCCCACGGATAGTAAGGTGATAAGCATTGTCACTCCTTTGGTAAGGGGTTCATGTAAGAAATGTAGTCGGTCTGCCATGGCTTGTCAACCCCCCAAACGAGAACTTCTCGGCACACCCGAAGATATGCCGAGAAGGATTGCCCGTTCTGTTTCCAAGTGGGCGATGCTCAGTTTCCTTAGGCGGCTTGAAGCGCACCAGAAAGAAGCAAGGTCGAATAGTTGTTATTCTCCTTTAAGTTTTCGCTAGGGCTTACGGCCCTTCGCCTTTTCGGATAGCGGTTTTGGTGTACTTAATTCCCTGTCGAATCCATTTCGCCCCCGAAAACAAAATGTAGACGGTATAAACAGAATGGAGGCGGGGAGCTTCGAATCTCCCGTCCAAGAAACCTTTCTGCAAAACATTTTACTATCATCCAACATGTCAAAAACTCACATACAACTCAACTGCGGCGTTTGTTCAAAATCTTTTTGGTATATAAACGGGGAATATAACCGTCAGACCAAAAAAGGACGCACAACGTTCTTTTGTTCCTTGTCTTGTGCTTCGACGTTTCGATTGAAAAACAGAACAAGCGAAGAGGTACTTAGAAATATCAAAAGACTACAAAAAATTTAACACCGGAAGACCCGGAAAGAAAAAAGGAAAGTTCACATACATCTTAAGAAAAGCTAGAAACCGGAAGTTTAAAGACGGGCTTCCTTTCGATTCGTGTAATACGTTTTCTGAACTTACGGAAGAATATCTTCAATCTATATGGACTGAAAGGTGTAGCTTGTCAAACGTCCCAATAACACTTCAAAAAAATGGGGAGAAAATGGGGTTGACTTCTGCTTCTTTGGATAGAATCGATTCTTCTAAAGGTTACATTCAGGGGAACGTTCAGTTTGTTGCCTACGGCATTAACCTAGCAAAAAACAATTTTTCTGACGCAGATGTTATTTCTTTTCTTGATTCCATTCATACGTCCCGCTTCAAATCCAACTCAGCGTGACAGTTATAACACTGAATCTCTAATCGGGGTTTTCCCACGATAATCTGCTCACAGTACTTCTTCCAACTGGGTTGGCGAGTGTGTCGGTGTCGGTGTTTGTGTCCATCCCCGTCTACATGATTAATGGTGAACACTTGACGATTCCGTGTGCCACATCCGATGCAGATGTCTCCTAACAACTCAAAACATAATGTTCTCCATTTGACTCTATATTTGACTCCGCGTTGGGTGTTGGTCATGCATGAAGCACCGACTTGACCTTTTTCTTCGGTTTCTTTTTCTTGGGACTGGCAGTGTTGAGCAACATTGCCACATCTTGCAATGCTTGTTCTCGGGTGACTTGATGTAAGAACATCATTTCGTAAACCGCTTCAATTCCCACCGTACCAAATTCAAAGTCCATCGACCGTATCCGGGTTCCGTTATCGGTCAACTCCAACCGATACGGCGCGAGGATGGTGTTTACTTGCGCTGGTAACATACTAACTCCGTTCATTTGTGAGTAAATCTTCATACTGCATTCGCGCTATGATATACTCCTTACATAACGCACTTCGTACAATATCCTCCACACCAAACTCCACCACCCGAAATGAGTCCATGTGTTCGACAATCGATACAAACTTTTTCAACCCAGACAAATCGTGCCGCTTTACCAAATCGGTCTGCCGGAAATCTCCACAGAAAATCATCTTGGTGTTGTTTCCTGCCCGGGTCATAATGGAGTTTAACTCCATGTCTGTCATGTTTTGCGCTTCATCAACGATAACGATGCACTCGTCCAAAGTCAAGCCCCGCACGTGTGACGTAATCATGAATTCCACCACTTTCTGCTCAACCAACCGTGCCCATGCTTGGTCCCCAAACCGTGGGAGCAACGCGGAACAAATATCCACATACGGAATCATGTAGACTTCACTCTTTTCTTTTTCGTCTCCGGGTAAATGTCCAATATCTCGGGATGGAACGGCTGACCGCACAATCACCAACTTTCGATATTGACTTGTTCGGTCTAGAATTTCCTTCAAGGCATTGTAGATGGCGATGAATGTTTTACCAGACCCCGCAACCCCGTGAAGTAATAATGCCGGATTTCCATTTTTGTAGAATCTGAAAAACGCTTCTTGATTTAAGGTGAGAGGGCGAACATCAATCAAATCCGTAACCTTAACCTTGGTTTTCGCTTCTTTGTCTGATGGGTGAGGGGTGGGAGTAGGCTGTGGCAAATGAGAAAGAGGTCGCTTTTTACGCGGCATATTCTGTTGGGCTAGATGTATCTAGAGGTATCCTTGATGTTCGATTGTGGGTTGGCATCGTGAATCTTTCGAAGCACATCCTTAAATCCTTCATCCGGACGGCGAATTCCTAAACGAACTGCATCCCCAATACTTGGTGCAATAGAAGGAAACATGCGTTCAATTTCACTAGCATGACAAGACGGACACGGTTCTGTGGTCGGTTCATCCATGGCAGAAATTCGTACCATGAGGTTGAACTTGTATTCACAGGCTTTACAGCGATATTCATAACAGGGCAAGAGAATTCTCCTTTCGTTTTTTCCACCACGCGGAAACAGCTTCACTGTTTTTCTTTCGGTGTTCAGGTGTTTGAATTTTTCCCACATTAGTCTTTCCTTTTTGTGAAAGACTCATTTTTTTCTTTGTTTCTTCGGTTGGCTTGTAATCTGTTCTGTTATATCCACGCTTTTTGGCGGCTATGCTCATCTTTAGTCTTGTTTCTTCAGATATACAACCACGCTTTTTCCCGGTCAAAGCTAAGGATATTTTCAATCTTGTTTTTCTAGACCGTTTTCCCCATGAAAGGTATGGTCCGCGAGCCAATGCTTGGTTTAACCACTCATCCTTTCCTACAACTTTAAGTTTTTGCAACACACGTTGTTCCCAAGAAAAAGCTTCTTCTGGTGTTTTGAATAGTTTTCTAATCTCAAAGAAAAAGCTATCTTTCCCATATTGTTCTATTAGTTCGTGAACTTTTTTGGAACTACTAAAATATGTAGTCCAAAGATTATCCGGATTTGATTTCGGACCATATTGAACACCATAATATTTTTTCTGTGTTGGTATATGATAAAGATAATATGTGTATGGCGATTTCATGAATACTCCTGTTTAGGATGACAGGAGTATTTATACTATTCATAGGTCGGCATTAAAATCCTCGTGTAACTTTCGTAGTTTGTCTCGCACCCAACTGAGGAGAATTTTTGATGTTTCTGTGGACAACACTCCCTCCATGTGGTCTAACTCCATATCAAATTCGTTTACGAAGAAACTCAGATAGTTCTGCTTATCTGTATTTATGGCTTCTTCAAACTCCTGATTTCGCTCACCCACGTTCGCCATACGCCCCCTCCTAAATAGTGTATTTCTCCACCGACCGATTCAGTTGATTGTTCACGCGAATCACTCGTGCATTCTGATGTAATTCGTTCAACGAGGCCGCGTTCGAATAGGTACAAGCCGACCGCAACCCACCCAAAATGTGACAAACGGTATTATCCACCATCCCGCGATACGGGAGCTTGACTACCCGACCTTCGGAAGACCGATAGTTTCGTTTCGTCGGCTGTGCCTCATGAGAACTCATTCCATAGAACGGAACAAATCCGCGTTCATCCGGTTCAACCCCGCCCTCTTCGTGTGCCGCAAACACCGTTCCTGCCATGACCATCGATGACCCCAAGGCAAATGCCTTGGCGAAATCTCCCGGGGTGGTACAACCCCCGTCACACACCACATCAGCGGTTTGGGCGCATTCTATAATCGCAGATGCTTGTGGATACCCAACACCCGCCACCGTGCGCGTGACGCATACCGCTCCGCTACCAATTCCAACCCGTGCCAAATCCGCACCAGATTCCACAACACGTTGGGCGGCTTCTGGTGTACACACGGTTCCCGCCATAATGAACGCATCCGGTGCAGTGTACCGTACCAGTTTGATGTAGTCGTAGAACGGGTTCATGTATCCGTTGGCCACATCAATCACAATCTTCATCTGACGGAAGCACTTGGAAGCAACCAACATTCGAAGCTTGTCAATATTTGCTGTTTCTCCCTTCATGTCCATTCCCAACGTGAGAAACACCCTATCAATCGATGGTTCACTAATAATCGGGTTTTCAAAAAACTCAAACCACGATTTTACCGGGGTGTCCTTGTTGATAGCCGTGAACATTCCATAGTGCGAAAGAGCTTTTGCCATCTTGAATGTCCCAACCCCGTGCATGTTGGCGGCAATAATAGGCACCCCGGTGAGTGTTTGACCCCACCGACCGCGAATTTCTCTTGTCAACATCACCTCTTTTCGACTTGTCATGTCACTGTAGCTCGGAACCAACATCACATCGTCAAAATCTAGCTTGGGTTGGTCCAAATCAAGTTGCATTGGGTAACACAGCCTTGAAAATGTTCTCAAACTCCTCAAATTCGTCCTTTTCCTCGGTAAAATTCGAACGGAAAAAGGCTTTGGCCAGACGATTCACAACTTTGGTCTTCAAATCCAAGGCTTCACGAATTTTTTTCTTCTCTGTCTTGATTAAAGTTCGCTCGGCGTCAGCACGATGCATGGCCGCGTCGATAATTCTCAAGGATTCCAACAATTCTTTCTTGTTCTGCGGGGTCAAATCGTTCATATAATCACCTGTTTTGATAATGTTAAAGACTTGCGCACTATTTGCGTCGATTCCGGCGCATTTTACGCTTCTTGCTTCCTATCTTCCGTCGCCCCTTGCGTGGACGGTTCTTGTGTGGATGTGGCATCTAGTTTTCTCCTTTCCCACCATGGTATGTGTTTTCCAAACGTGTTTTCATGATTTTGGTCGTACACCTTCTTGGGGACGACCATCGGACGACCGTCGTCCCCCTTTCCATTGCCCGACATCTTAGAACTCGGTAACCGTTCCGCCGACGCCGCCGCCAAACGATTCATCAGATGACTTTGCGCGGTCGCCTGTCTTGGCCAAATCGCTGACCTCGGCTTCGCCACCGCCCGTTTCATCAGTACCACCGCCACCACCGTTGACTGGCTCACCCGGAGCATCCTTGGTGAAAAACAACAGCTTGAGAACAGCGGCCACTACCACTAATCCGCCAATCGCAATCACCCAACCCGCCACCGCACTGTCGGCGGCAACGGCTACCACACTGTCCTGCACGGCTGAAACTGTATCCTGTACCATACCTTACTCCTTAAAATGGGTTAACAACTTGGTCCAACTGACATCAAACACGTAATATAACACGACTTTCATCGCAATATCCACCGCAGAAAAAGATAAACTCATATCCATGTCCCGGGTAATCGCCAAGGCCAACACAAATGTCATGATAACCGAAAATATTTGAAATACAAATGCCTTGGTTAACAATACCAGTTGTGCCTTCCGTTGCCGAGAGGCGTCCCGCCAAAATCTTCGCTTCATTTTCCTCCCGGTTCTGGTGCGTTTTATTTATGGTGTTTTTGACCGACTCCGGAAGATACACCCCTGTCCCCACGATGTCAAGGGGTGGGGGTTGACAAAGTGCGAAATGGGTGATACTATACCTGAGTACCCTTGACGGAGGTCATGTGAACTCAAATGAGACAATCCAAGAATATGTGGCAAAGTTGGAAAACACCATCGCCGCCTATGAACAAGACATCATTCGGATGTTTAGAAAACTCGAAGAAGGAACGCTCCATGTGGCTTTCTGCAACGGCAACCACAACGCACGAGTGGGAACAGAAGGATTGATTTGCAACTGCACCTTGGGGCGAGAAATCAAAGACCTGCGACACCAAGTCCAAGAACTGACCAAGGATAAACTGTTGCTGGACGGCCTTGAAGAATGCCTCAAAACGGAAGAACGGATTGACCTTGGCTACACCGATGCATGGGTAGAATCCGGAGAATACGGGGCGACCCTGTCCCAAGGCCCAGAAGAGTTTTGGGTGTCTGAACAAGGGAAAGTGATTTGCCAAAATCTCCGCGAAGCTATCGACCAATACCTCAAACGGAATACCTCACATGTCTAAAGAAATCATTGTCACTGATAAAACCCTTCTTCGTATTATGAAGTGGTTGCAAACCATGAATCGCCCCCTTCGGGCTTTGGTAGTCACCACCTCTCTCTTTGTATTCTTAGGCGCATTTTTTGGACTGTTGTGGGCCTCCTATCTCCTGTTTGGTGAAATCACGCTAATTTTTGAGTTAATCTTCATTGTCTTCTATATTTGGGTTATCATCGTTATATGAACAAACTTGACGCACTCTATAACAGGCTCCCGAATTCTCTCAAAGCGTTGGTAGTAACGAGTATGGTGATTCTTGGTGTCGGTGTATTTGCAATCCTTGCTATCGCAGTGGTTCTTGCTGTATATACGGTACTGTTCTACATTTATGAATGGATTGGGGATTACTTTATGTTGCTGGTGGCCCTCGGTGTACTCTACAGTGTTATCTACAATGAAATTACCGAGGACCGTGATGGCCCACTATAACTTTTCTCAAGACCTTGAAGACGGAGAAGCCGGGGAACACGAAGTCGTGACATTGTTTGCACAGGAATACGATGGAACACCCATTGCCTCCAACGACACCAATCGATACGACCGCATCATCAACTTTCCTAACGGAAGTGTCTTTGGCCATGGTCCTGTCTCCTTCGAAATCAAAACCGATGTGCTGATTACCCCCACCAAAGACACAGGCAATCTCTTTATCGAAGTCCAGTCCCGTGGCAAGAAATCCGGCATCCAAGTTTGTACCGCTGATTGGTTTGTGTATTATTTGAAACACCTGAATGAAATCTGGTCCATTCGTCCAACCGATTTGCTCGCCCTGATTCGCACCGGACGATTCCGGGATGTCTACGGGGGAGACGAAGGAAGCGGCACCAGAGGCGTCTTAATCCCCAGAGCATCCGAACGTTCACACTTTTTGGTTATCCCCATGAGGACTCTATGAACAGTGACCTTATTCACTTGAAAGATTTGGTGGATTCGTATCGCACCACCATGCAGAACCTCCTGTCTCGTCCCAGAGCCTCTGGAGAAAACACGACACGAGCGTTCAACACGTTGGATAACTTTGAAGACCATATCCGCAACCACGAACGCTCCATCTACCGCGTGGCCATGGTCAAAGTCCTGACCGCCTCAGATTTACTGAACGGCACCAACGATACCACCATTTTGAATGCCATTGAAGATGTCATTGCCGAGGAATTTGACCATGAATAACCGCCCAACCAAACAACAGGTTGAAAAAGCCCACGATATTCTCAAGCGCGAGAAGGAATATACAGAAGCGTCAAAAGCGGCTGAGAGAGCGCGACACGTTGGGAAATGTTTTCGGTTCCGGAATAGTTACGGTGGGTCAGACCGTTGGTGGATGTACGGAATTATCACCCACATTGACACCATGAACAATCTCCGGGGGTGGACCATTCAACACACCCCACACAACGTCATTGAACTAGACACGAACGCTCGTTGTAATATATCCGATAATATGGAATTCATCACCAAAAACGAATTCAACGAAGCCGTGCGCGATTTCTACACCACTATCACCGACCAAATTGCCGAGTGTATGGAATGAATGCCCTGACCATTCGACAGCCGTGGGCGTGGCTCATCGTCAACGGCTACAAAGATATTGAAAATCGCTCGTGGCGCACCAACCACCGAGGGACGTTCTTTGTCCACGCCGGAAAATCGTTTGACCACATGGGGTACGTCACCGTCATGCACACCCATCCCAACATCCCACTTCCCGACCCAGACGCCTTTCCCATGGGCGGGTTGGTCGGAACCGTGGACATCGCGGACTGTGTTGAACGGTCGGACAGCCCGTGGTTCACCGGAAAGTACGGCTTTGTTCTGAAAAACCCCACCGCACTCCCACTCACCCCCTACCGGGGTCAAATGGGATTCTTTCACGTACCCTCAGGAGACACCAATGACTAACGATTTTCTATACCCGCTGAAACCCCTTGAAATGTGGGGTATTTTCTACAATTACGAAACACCACACCCCTTTCAATATACCTTGTCCCATTACGAGGCCAATAAACATATTCTTTCGGGAAGATATGTCGTCCGTTTCAGAGCGGTAAACCAAGAAGAATTTGATGCGATTCATAAGATTCCTTCGTACACCGAAGTCTCGCTCGAAGAGGTCGCCACACGCTATCACCACAATCCGCCTTGTGGTCTGAGTGTGTTTGTCTCTGCTCAGAATGTGGTCAACGCCGTAGAGGAAATAGCCAGACTCAAAAAAGAAGTTGCCACCCTCTCAGACCAATACGACATCCTCACCGATGCCTACGTTGGTGTCAAAATGAAACTTACCAGAGAAAACCCATGACCACGCTTACCCTCTGCGCGGCAGGGCAGGACGGTGACTGCGTTCACTCACTCTGCCCACAGAACCGCGACAATGAACCACACGCAACAGGTCGGTCCTGTCCGCTCCCGTGGCAACGGTGGGGTGGTCCTGAACAACCCGACCCCGAGCGCGAAGCGCGGGAGTGTGACTGGCCCGAGGACTTCTCGCACGAGAACGGGAACTACGTCAACAACTGCATTCACTGTGGCGAGTCATTCATTGGCCACAAGCGGCGGGTCACTTGCAAGCGATGCTCCGCTCGCCAAAGTCTGTCAGAGGAGTTCCTTCGCAAGGTCATTACGGATGCATGTGCCATCCGTTCTCCACACCACGCCGATGGTATTGAATCTGGTGTGTACGCGCTTGCAGATGCTCTTCGCGCCAAGATAGCAAAACCCCACACTCTCATTGACGACCAACCCCACGACCTCAAACCCTTCCCCATTCCATGACTCTATCATTTGACCGCCCCGCGTTCGAAGACGCCGTCAGACGCCTAATGACCCACGTGCCCGATGTGAATCTTAAGGCACACTCCAAAGTCAACGGCCATTCCAAACAATATCCCATGTTCGAACCCGGAGACGAAACGGCACCGTTTTTAACCGAAGCCCACCTGTACAACATGTACGGAAAAGATGAAGCCAGAACTATTCATGCCCTGATTCGAAATCTGATTCGAGCCGCTGGATACCAAGATGAATGGGCAATCCCTCAGGAGGCTCCATGGGCTGGTCACTAGGATACGACCACAACTGGAAACGTGACGTAGGATACGGCGTCCCCGCCTTCTGCGACCACCCCAAATGTAAACGCACCATCAACCGAGGACTTGGATACGTCTGCGGCGGTGACCCACTTGGCGGGGAATACGGCTGTGGACTCTACTTCTGTGAAACACACCTCTCCTATGCCCTCGTCACCAATGAATATGGACCAGAAGAAACCCTCTACGTCCCCCTCTGCCAACGCTGTCAAAATCCCATCGTGACCCCGCCCTTCACCCCCAAACCCGAACACCCCTCGTGGCTTTACCATAAAGCCACCCACCCCTCATGGGAACACTGGCGCAATGAAAACAACCCTACACAACCTGACCCTGTCCCATCAGAGAAATCTACAACTGAAATGGCCCTTTGTCCACCCTCCACTCCCCAAACCGAAACACCCGTGGTGGAAGTTCTGGAACACACCCCACATTCATCACCATGAAATGACCTTCCCCAATACCCCGCCAGACTACGAATGGCTCTTTGTCTGCCCCTGTGGACACACCACCTCCAATATCGATGAGGCCCAACCGTAATGTTCTCATATATTTTCATCGTCATGGTATTCATCATCGGTCTGTCCGCTGTGCGTGGACCGAGGTATCCTAATGGCTAATCGCGGACACCTCAACGGAGAAATTCATTTATGACCACCCCAGAACGGGAAATGATGTTCGCACTGGCCCAACGCTTTGGATGTGACTACCCCGAGAAAGGAGAACCCGACGGCGAGTACTTCGCCTGTGCTGGGTGCATCCAAGAACTGGAAACGTTTCGTGACTTGGTCTATAATCACGCCATCCAAGACGCGCAACAAACCCTCAAAAACACACTACGAGAATTCACCACCTATGGCAGATGCCGCACCCACAAACGCTACGACTGCGTCCTCTGTGATGCCGTCAATAAAGTGCTGACCTCGTGTGTCACGAAACTTGACAGTCAGATTTTGACAGCGTCAACCCCCGAGGCCCAACCATGACCGACACTGAACTCCTCAACATACTCATTGATGAACTCCATAACGAAAAATGGACAGACACCCTCCCGTGGCTTAGACCCAATGGAGATTATACAGAAAAATACATCGACAGAAAAACTTTCAAATCCATCCTCATTGAATGGGCGAAAAAACACAATATCCAACCATGAAACGCTTCACCGTCAACGACCACGCCGAAACACTCCGCGTGGAATCCCTCATGAAACACCCCAACGCTATCTTCGTCTTTGGCTCCAACCTCGCAGGACGACACGGTGCGGGTGCCGCTAAAGACGCCCTTGACCTCTATGGAGCCGTCCGTGGAGTCGGACATGGTCCCCAAGGACGAGCCTACGCCATCCCCACCAAAGACGAAAACATCAACACGCTCCCGTTCAAAACAGTCGTCAACTACGTCTCCACCTTCCTCGACTACGCCAACCAATACCCAAACCTCACCTTCGCCGTCACTCGCATCGGGTGCGGTCGTGCCGGATACAACGACTTCCAAATCGCTCCCCTCTTCACCCACGCTCCACACAACTGTCAACTTCCTGAACACTGGCGTGATATCATCAACGGAGAACAGTTTTCCTTTGAGTGGTGAGTGTTTGCCAATCAGCAAACACAAGGGTATTCACTTCCTGAACACAAGGGTATTCCACCGCGTCTTATGATTTGGGTTTCCCGGGGAAAAAATTCTGGGAAATATTTTTTGAAAATCGTAACCTCGTTTCATATGCCATGCCCCCATGTCGGTCGGGTATTCCGAATATTCCTATAAAGTCATATAGCCCTTTTCTCTGAGCGGGTACACCACTCGCGCCCCAAAGTCAATAAGGGTTTCCCTGAAAGTGCTATCACTCTATAGACCGAACGATTCCCGAATAAAACATTAAGGCACACATTCGGCCAAATCTTGCGTTATACGGGCATTAGAGCCTGCATAATCCGTATGCAGAGGCACTATCACAAAGCGTGTAACCTGTTGAAACACATATACTTAGCGTATGCACGTTTGGGTTTAGGCTACCCCTATAGCCCTAAACGGCGATAGGCCCTTAAATCGCCTTTAAACGAATAGTCACGCATAACTAACTAGTTATGTTCCAGAGGCAGGAAAGCGGGGCAAGCTGTCCAAGCCTTGCCCCGCTGTCCCTTACTTCCCTGCTGTGGCCAGTTCCAGCAGTCCGTTATAGACCGCATTCTTGGCTGTGACCATCGGACCCTCTAGCAGTCCCTCGGCCCGTGATTCCAGCGACCGGGGCGACCAAAGGACACCGCTATGGTCGGCGGCATGCGTCACCGCTTTGTACGCTTCCCAAGCCGACCCGTCACCAACGTGTCCCGGTGCGTTGTGCCAGAGGCTTGACAGCGTGAGCCTCTTTTCCTCTGCCCGTCGGACCATCGTGTTGGCGAACTTCGCGTTCGGGTCGAAGCTCTTCGACTCTTGCGGCAGTGGTGCGATAACGTCCAGCACCATTGCCCGGAAGGTCGCTTCGTCCAACGTCAGGGAACGGAGGGCAAGGATTGCCCGTCCGATTTCCTCACGCTGTGCGACCACTCCGCCCCAAAGCTTGGTCACACCGTCCACGACTCGCGTCCCAGCCTTGCGCGAGTGCTTCGCCATGAACTTGGAGGTGGACCCATTGACGGCGGCCCGTTCCGTATTCTGGCACACCACGGTGACATCGGTATCGTAGAAACAGATACCGTCCCGGCCAGAGTGGGATGCCGTGGCCAGCCCGTAGGCTCGCATGCTGTCCCCGAACGCTTCCCGGCAAAGGTCGCCAAAGCGTTCGATATTCCAGCGCATGAGCATGAAAGCCTTGTCACCGTTGCGGAAGACTCCCGCCGTCTCGATTGTCGCCAACCCTTCCCCGATGAACGGGTCAAGGTTCCGCATCGCCTCACTGAATTGCATCACCGTATATCCCGGTGTCGCGCTCCCCACTTCGACGTTGTTGTCCGTCCGGACGATAGCCGCCGACAGCGTGCTTTCCCGTTGGTATGTGTCACCGTCGGAAGTGTAGGCGGTGTAAGTCTGGGGCCTGACTTCGACTTCGAAGTCACCACGGCAGAGCTTCAGAGCTTCCGCCGTTGTGTTGGGCCGTTCGTCGGCAGTGAAATACTTGCCGAGATTGTGCCACGCAAGCGCGACACCTTCCCGCACCACTTGGAAAAACGACGTTCCCTCTTCATTCTGTTCCAGTTCGTGCGCCATCTTTGTAGCTCCCTGAAAAGTGGGGGAACATGGTTCGCGCCCATTCGGGGCGAACATTTTTCCCCCGATTGTCAAAAAACCCTGCCGGGCATTTCGGCCCTTCAGGAAGGGTAAGGGGGCGATTCCATTTCCGCAAGTGGGAACCCGAACTTTTTTCCGTCGTCGGGATGAACGCACGGGAAGCAAAAACCGTGCCAGCCCGTGCGCCTGCAAGTTCCGTGCCAGCCCGTGCGCCTGCAAGTTCCGTGCCAGCCTACAGCTTGTTCGGGTCTGCACTGTGGACGAGCAAGAGCATCGCGTCTAGTTGAGCTTCGCTCATGTTGGTTACTGCACTGGAAAGAATCCAGTGGCCAAGGTGCAAGAGCATGAGCCGTAGACGCCGACGCTTGGTTGCTCGCCGTTCGGCGGATTCTGTTTGCTCAAGGGGGAACGACAACCCTTGCGCTTCCGGGGATGCCGTGCGAGTGTCAGAGGAGTTGCACATAGCGCAAAAATACCGAGTGGCAACGTTTCGCTTTGCGTTTGGCGCAACGTTTGGGTTTACGTTTTGAACAAAAAAGACGCTCAAGGGGCGAGTCCACAACCCCCTGAGACTTATTCCATTTCGATTGTCTCGCCGTTGAGCTTGGCGACGGTGATACCGGACAGCTTGAACTGGCGGAACTTGGACGACGGGAGCATGTTCTCCACGGCCTTACGTGCCAGCGTCTCAGGCTTGCTGTTGACCTTGCGGTAGGTCGCTTCCGTGATGACATCCTTCCGCACGACCAATCCGTTTACGTGGATTTCTCCCGTGACGTTGTGGACCTTGACGCCGGGGATGTTGGTTGCGCTGTAGGCATCTTCCCCGGTGTACGCCGGATTGTGGCCGATGCCGACGGCGAGCGACACGCGCCGGGATTCCGCGATGATTTCTGCGGCGTCGGCTTCCAGCCCCTTGAGCGTCGGCGCGATTTCCGCCAACACTTCCAAATCCCGTTCGTACAAAGATTTGGTGGACGCACCGAGGATAAGCACGTGCCGCGCCTTTTCCTCAGTGAGCCGGGGGCCTGACGGCTTGGCGGTGTAGACGAAAGAGGCGAACTTCGCGCCCTTCATCCCCGCAAGATTTTGGAGCAAGCTGGACATCGGTGATTCTCCCTAGAGGGTGTGAACGAAAGGTAAACCCCTGAAAAGCGGAACGCTAGTCGGGGTTTCCCTTATTCTGTACTTCACTGTGTGTCACCAACCGGATATGTTCGTGTGTTTCGTACAGACGGGAACAGGCATCCCAAATGTCTCTTGCGGTGACTTCCACCGTAAAGACAGAGCAAATACCAATCGACCCAATGGGTCGCCCGTTGAACGTGATGGAGAAAGTTTTCATGAGGGAAAGGTATCCCGTGAAAAGGGTTAGCGCAAGTCAGAGATTCCCTTAACGTGCGCCCGTGTACTTGTGTCCGGTTGCGCCGTGTGCAAAGATAGCCACGTTGCGCTTGCTGAATCCGTCACACGCCCCGCATTCGATGCACGTAGTAACCTTACCCATTTCCGCCGATGCGGGGCAGTGCATGGCATTTGCGGGAACAGATTCCATCACGGGCAGAACCCGGAAGGTGCCAAACCCCTTGGCGTTTGCGCGAATGACATCATCGGCAGTCTCGGCAGAGGCTTGGCAGAACGATGCCAACCCCGCAAACTTCTTGGCTCGCCATTGGTGCGTATAGCCCGTCGTCGTCCCAGCGTAGGCGGCAAGATTTTGCCACACGTGAAGCGGGACGGCGGCAGGGTCACCGTAGGTGCCAAACCGGATGGCCTTGCCCGTGAAGACGGCCCAATCCGTCAGCACAGGATAAACGCCGCGCTTCCAAGCCTTGTACACGCCGTTCGGACCCGTGTCAATCCGAACGTAACAGGTGCGAACCCCCGTGACAGGATTCTTGCGGTGAATGCAACCCCCGCAAATCGCCGTATCCGCCCCGTTGAGAGCCTCAATGGGATTGACATCGGCGCAAAGAATGTAGGTTTGGACCATGCCGCCCGTCTTGGCATTGCGGCTGGACTTGTTCAGTCCAGTGGCAATCACAACGATGGGCTTGCCCGTCAATTGGGACGGACCCGTGTAGAGGATGACGCCGATGGGAGTCTTCATGGGATGAATACTAGCGGGAACTAATCATTTCCGCAAGTCGGGGAAACCCTTACCGACACGACCCGACGTTGTACCCGTCGTTGTACATCATTTCTGAATAGGAATCACCGCGCACGGTGCGGAACCCGTTCTCCGAGTGGCCACGGGGCATTCCGTTTGCGGCATCTTCCCAACCGAGCCGCCACGCACGGGAGTGGTGCATTCCTTCAGTGGCAACTTTCTTGGCCATAGTGTCCTCTAGACCTTTGCGGAGAAAGGAACGAATGCCGTGAACCAACGCTTTCCCACCACGTAGCCCACGTGATAGCTCAACCCGCCCATTCCGTCCTGATACATCTTGGAAACCTTGCCACCCCCGGCGACGGTGACCAGTTCCTTGACAGTCTTGGCGTAGACCTTGCTTCCGTATTGGTCAACGAACAACGTGGTTTTGCCGCGCATTGTGCCGTCCTCTTGGGGTTACCCGAACGTTAACCTTGCTTCCGGGGTTTGTCAAGGGGCGGATATTGCGCCAAGATATCAGTGGCAAAATCAAGCTCGCCAGCCTCAACGTCGGGCAAGATTCTATCTTGCACAGGAACCAAGGCCACCATTGCCGCAAGATAAACGGCCTTTTCTTTCCAGTACTCTTTTGGTGTCCTTCATCGCTTGGAATCTCCAGAGGGTATGCACAAAAGATAACCCCTTGAAACGAGTCTGTCAAGGGGCATTCTCTTGGGGCAAAAGACAACTGTCCAATGCTCTGCAAAAAATCTTATCCAATATCTTTGCCCCAAAAGATTGATGACGTTTACTCCGTTGAACACGTTTCCGTTTACTCCAACGAACACGCCACCGTTTTCACCTCTTCTTGCGCGGTTCGAACAGTTCGTTGAGCAAAATCATCCCAGCGGACGCCGACACCAACCTCTGCCACGGGTCAACCGGGAAGAACACCACGAGGAAGTAGAACAGGGAAACCATCAGCAACCGCCACAGCGTAGACATCAATCCTCCGAGGTGCAACGTTTGGTGCAACGTTTGATTCGACGTTTGCGTTTACGTCCTGCGAATCTCAAGGGGCGAACGTTCCTCAACCCCTTGAGATTCAACGGTTATCGACGCATTAGAGTTCTCCTGAACGGTGAGCCTTTTACAGGCTTCCTTCCACAGAAGATTTTGGGAGGTTGGCCCCGCGCTTGATTGCCCACGCTTCCAGCTTCCGGGCCAAGACCAACACGCTCTCGGCGTTGAGCCAGATGGTGTGCATTCCGGCGTTGTCGGGATAGAACGCCAACATCGTCTTGTCGCGGTCTGTCTCCTGAACCTTGAGTTGGGTGGACTGGGAGGAGTGTCCCTGATGGGTGCAGGTCAGCATGGTGTTGCTCCGGGTGAGTGGTGTGAAGAGAAACGTAACCTCGTGAGAGGTCTTCCGCAAGTCGGGGAAACCCCTACTCCATCGCGTTGAGCAAGTCGCGCAGAATCATGTACTCACCGTGGTTGACCAGATGTGCGATGAGTTTGTACACATCACCGTTTTCTACGGCCCCGGAGGTCACCCACTGGTTGCCGGAGATAAGGTACTCCACCTTGCCGTCACGAACACGGTAGGTGACCCCTCCCCACTTGAACGTCTTGTACACCTTCGTCTCCAACCGGAAGACGTTTTCGTTCTTGAACGGTTTTTCCGGTGCGGCGTTCAGGAAGGACATGCCGTTGGTGCGAACGACCACGAACGCGGGAACGTTGATTCCGGCGTCGAAGAACACCCGATGCTCGTTTCCGAGCGTGTCGGTCAGGTGGAAAAGATGACCACCAGTCGGGGTCTTGGTGGTTGTCACAGTCGAATAGTTCATGGGATTCCTCTTTCGGGGGTGATACGAGAATGTTAAGTGGTTAGTCCGCGTGTGTCAAGGGGTGGTACAGACTTTCGCCATTGCCTGTACTACTGGGAAGCGTTCCCGGCCACCCCTTGACCCACCCGTTTACTTCGTGGGATTCCGAACACACGCAATCAGTTTGGCCAACTCGTCCCACCTCTTGTGTGCCGTCATCGTCCGGATGACCTCCGACACGGTCCCGTCCGAGCCGTACAGACCGCACGTTTCCCAACCATGGAAATACTTGCCCTCGACCTTGTCCCCGTTCACACGATAACGAAAGTCGTTCACCATGAACTCGTTGAACTCCTTGCGGTCCACTTCGTGGAGATTCGGGGAATCCGACCCCGGATTCTCCTCGAAGAACGAGATTCCAGACGCATTCTTGATGATGTACTTGGCCTTGGGCCAGCTTGCCGGGACCACGGCAACCGTACCGTCCTCAAGATAGTAGGTGAGGGTATTCTTGACCTTTTCCGTCTTGGCGTTTTTCATGAGGATTCCTGTGGCTGAAGTGATGACTGAAGATACTCGGGGCGAGTGGGTTTGTCAAGGGTCAGACTTTCAACCCCAATCCATCTGCTCTACTGCCAACTCCGTTGGCGGGGCCTTGACAAACTCTACTGCACGAAGAACGTCTCGTGCCAGACCCGGAGTCGTCGATGCTCCGTGCGAGCCTCTTCCTCTTTCACCAGAGCCACCGCTTTCTCTTCCGTGTTGAAAATACCCACCACGTGGACAGGATGGACGGTATTCCACTGACCGAACACCACCGTCACCGTGGGAACCCCCTTGAGATTCATGCCTGCACCTTCGATGCGACCACCCATTGGAACCTCCGGAGAAAAGAACACGTGGTAGTCAGCCGATTTCACGCCCATGTGCGACAACCCACGGATAGCACATGATTAGCACGGTTGCAACCGTACCGACGCGGGATTTTTTCCGGGCCTTTCCCGTGTACTGAGAAAAGAATGGGACTACCCCAAGAGAACGCTTCGGCCAGTCGGGAACTCGATATTTTTCGAACCCTTGGGGATAGTACCAAAGACAAGCCGGGGATTCGAACCCCAATCTCCCCTCTCACGGGGCGCATTACCGTTTATGCTATTGCCTGACAGGGGCGGGTCGTGAGATACCCGTTGTCCCGGTGTGAACTAATGATAACACCCTCTCACGGGTTTGTCAAGCCCTCACACAACGCCTGAACCTGCTCCGGTGTCCCGAAAGAATGGTACACACAGAAGTTCGCCAAACGCTTGTCCGTCTGTGCTTTCTGTACCAGAATCTTGGCCACCTCGTCTCCGTCACCCATTTCGAAACAGTCGGCAAACGCTCGACTGCCCTTGGACCCGCGACGGATAAACCGTGCGGCAATATTTGCCCGTTCTCGGGCTGACTTGGCTCGGGTGGCGGCACTCACAGGATAACAATCTCCACCACACATTCCGGGTCCATCCACTTCAGCATGTCTCGGGTGGCCTCAGCCTCGTGGCGTCTCATGGGGTTGGAATCCCCCTGCACAAAAATCTTGGACTCCGAGGTCCGAACCGTGTACACAGGCTCGTCGTCAACGTCGATGAACATTACATCATCACCCACATCCACACCACGTAGAGAATCAGAAGATGTTTGCACAGCCAGAACACCACCACCAGCACCACGGTCACGAACAGAAACAAGAGCAGACTGTTGAAGATGAGCTTGAGCATTGTATTCTCCGCAAAAGGAAGTGCCTCGGGTGGGGCTCGAACCCACGACCTTGGGATTAAAAGTCCCTTGCTCTACCAACTGAGCTACCGAGGCGTCTGACACAAGGATACTCCCCGTCCCACCCGAAAGCAAGTCGGGGAAATCCCTATTCTCTAATCCTCCTCGTCCTCGTCCTCGTCCTCGTCGCCGTCACTCATGGACCAGCCAAGTTCGCTCAGAGCGGCAAAGGCGGCATTGTTGGGGTTGTCTGCCTCAACCTCGAAGGCGTTGTTCGGGTCGTTGTTGGACCAAAGAATAAACTTGGGCATCGGTATGCTCTCGGTGGAGTGTACACCAGAAAGGTAACCCCTGACCCACCAACCGGCAAGTCAGGGATTCCCTGAAAAGATTTGACCAGCGGCTACTCACCCATCATAAACAAATCGGGGTTTTCAGGTCTGGTCAAATCTCAAGGGGTGACCGCGTCAGGCTATGTGCCACAGGGTGTATCCACGTCAGTCACCCCAAGAGAACGCTTACTTACGCCGCCACGAACCGTCAGCGGTCACCACGTAGTCCCGGTCGGACGCCTTGAACACCATCCCCGCCGTGTGCGAGGTCTTGAAATCCCGCGCCGTCGAGATACGCATCCACTTGGCCTTCTCGCCCTTGGTCTTCGCCGTCTTGCTCATCGGTCACTCCGTTTGGGTTAGTGTTTCCCTACACGATTGAAGCTACAACCAGTCCAACGTTCGCGCTAGTCAGGGATTCCCCGATTCTCCGGGGGAAAGGACTTTGCTCCGATTCAAATGGCCAGTATTCCTTTCCCCCAAGAGAAAACAGGTAATGTCTGTGGGTTCTAAAGTACGCGACAAACCCTTTCCTTCCACTCAAAGATGGAAACGCGCCGCTCTAGCATTACTCAGTGGCTTCAACTCTGCACAGACACTACTTGACCCGCTCCCTCACCCGCTTCTCCAACCGCTCGAAGTACTCGGTCGCCACCGCCTCACAATGGCGCACCACCGCACTCTCCGACCACCCCAAGGCCAGCAAATGACCCGTGTTGGCCACCAGAAGCTCCTGCGTCATTCGCTCCTTGGCATTGAACATTACCTCGTCCATAACACAACTCCTGTCTGAAAGGTGTGAACTAACAATATCTCACGGGATAACCCCGCGCTAGTCAGGGTTTCCCTGAATCACGCTTCCTCCACACAATGTTCCGCAATCGCCTTCAGGTCGTTGTACGCAGAAATCATGGGCTTGAGACGCTCCACCATCTGCTGGTAGGCTCGCTCGTAGGCACCGTCCGGTGACCCCTGATAGTCCCGACCGTGGACGAGTCGCCCCATGAGATTTGCGGCGTTCTCAACCGCCTGTGCCGCCTCGTAGTACTGACGAGCCAACTCCATCCCGTCAGAACCGTTCAGATTGATGTTGGGCTTGACCAACTCGTTTTCCACAGAATTCTCCGGGGGGAAAGGATGGGCCGTCCCACAAAACACACACAAGGACGGACCCGTGCTGTTGCTGAAGGAACACGTGCCAAAGTCTCGGGCGGGGCAGATAGGCTGTCTCATGGGACGAAAAGTACTCGCTTGCTCGCTTCCACGCAAGTCAGGGTTTCCCCTAGATTTCCCGAACCACCACCTCGTGAGACACCTCCACCAACACCGCCGCAGAAATCCCACGAAGTCCCGCAAAATTCATGGCCGCTGTCGCCGTGCCAAACTGCACCGCATCGTCTACGTCCCGCGTCCACTGCACCGGACGACCACGGCTCGCCACGTACTGATTAGGCACCGTCCAATCCGTCTCGGACGCCCGAATCGCAAAATATTTCACCGTTTTCCACTCCTCTCAAGGGGTTGACCCAACGTTTAACCACATGTTTTCACCAACGTTCCAATCTACGTCCACCACACCGAAATGATTGAACAATCCCGGTGAAAAAATCTTTCTCGGAGCGTAACCCCTTGAGATTTAGTTGGTGTCTCATTATTAGGACACTGAACCAAATGGTTCACTGAGAATACTTCAAGATAATGTTAAGTAACCGAATGGTTACCAATGACTTTCTCCCGAGGTTATCCACATTTTACGGCGACTTATCCACATCTGGTGTGGATAACTCTATCTGTTTCCACGTGGGATTATTTCTCCACACGTTCCGGTTGTAGGCTTCCAGTACAAACCGAACGGCTTCGTGTGTGGGGATACGGATGACGGCTGACGGGGTGGAACACGGCTCTCGGATGAATACTAACCTATACCCCGGTGTTTGTCAAGAGGAGCGTTCGGACAGTTCGATGATGTTGGGCCGTGTCATATCGACACTGTTATGACACCATTTGGTGGGGGTGGTTTCTGGGTATTTGTCCAGAATCATTCCGAGGGCTTCCGATTCGGTATTGGCGACGACGGCGATTTCTTTCATTTCGAAACCGCCGTAGGCCCAGTGGTCGTAATAGGAGAACAGGAAGAGTGTGAGGTTAGGCATTTTTGTGGATGGCGGACCCGAGGAATCGACGCAGTTCGTACAGGGCGAATCGTCCATTGTCTGCTTTTGTTGCGTAGACATTATGGGGATTTAGCAAGGAGTCGCCAACGATATCACTAAAGTCGATGAGATTCTGGGCTTCCTCAATGGAGAGGGTGAGGACGATTTCGCGGATTTTGGTGACGGAGGTGACTTTCACGGGGTTGTCTCTTTTCGGAAGGTTTCGTACAGACTTTTGACGACGGCTTGCATTGTGATTTGTGCGACGGGATTTTGGGAAACGCTAGTCGGGGAAACCCTCAAGTTCGCATTCGATTGCCATGAGGAGGCAGAAGATGACTCTGGGGTGATTGTCCGTGGAGGCGTTGCGGAAGGGGCCTTCGTCATTCTCAACGATGAGACATTCAATACCAGTGGGGTTGTGGTTGGAAATACGGTCGTACATCTTGGTACGGGGGAGTCCTTTTGGCAGGGGGTCTGCGTATTTTGGGCCATACGAGTCAGACTCATCAAACCGTCCACTGAGGCGGTCACACAGGAAGGCGCGGCGTTCCGGGTTTCCAGTTCCGCACCATTTTGCGAGTTTTCGCCATGCTTGGGCTTCGGTCATGTGGTTCTCCTTTTGGGTTACCCGAATGTTAAGCGGTCACCACGGGTTTGTCAAGTGTCGTGTTTCTTTCCACAGGCCATGCACCGATTGTGTTCAGGTGCGCCGGGGCTGGTCATCATTCTTGTGGAAAGGGAACAGGGGCAGTTCTGCTGTCCTCTTTTGAGGACAGTTTTTTGGCGTGGGGTGGGTTGTGTTCTGTGGTATTTTGGTGACTTGGGGTTCCACGGGTTGAGGGAGGTTCCCCGGTCATTTGGGTGCCAGCCCATTACTCGGGAATCTCTTCGACCCTGACTCGGACTTTGACGATGGTCAGGCCCTCGTCAACAAGATGGGGTGCGGACTTACCGTAGACCGTCAGAAGCTCCATGATGGCATCGTGCTGAGTCTCGAACTGTTTGGCCTCGTCAATGGTGGAGCAGAACGTGCTTGAACGCTGGTAAAAGCGGTAATTGGCACGGCGTTTGATGATGTACATGGTGGGTTCTCCGGTGTGGGAAGTGTTTCACGTGGAACAAAGGAGAGGGGTTGGCCACCCGTCGATGACCAACCGCCCCTTGAGAACAGCAATCTGGAATGGGTTCAGCATTCTTTTTGCCACCCCTCTTCTCGCCCCTGAACGGGTTTCCGAGGTTTGTTCTCATCACAGCAGAGCTACTTAGACTTAGGTCATTGCAGAGTCTCAGAGGCATCGCGTTTGGACCAGAAAACGGGTCGAGGTCGAATCGCAAGCGCACGAGGGGCTTCCTAGGAAAGCATCGGTGGTTGCGTAGAGCCACGATACAACGTATGGACCAACGGAGGGGCATGAACAACGCTGAAGAGGACTGCGTTAGGTGCTGTGCCTTACATGAAGAAGTCTAGCGTGGTGGGACTGGTGTGTCTGTCAGGCTTTCCCTGAAGTTGCGGCTCGGTAGGTGTCGGCCAGACTGAGCAGGAGGTCATTGTTCTGAATACTATCCGGAACATAGTCTCTCAGGAGAATCTTGAGGCAACCCTCGGAGTAGAACTGTCCATTTTCAGTCTCGTAGAACCATTGACTGAATTCTCTGGGTCCGTAGGTATCACCGTCCTGACCAATATAGACGGAGTGTGCGGGGATGAACCCGATACGGGCCTCAAACGTGGGCTTGGACGGCTTGATGGGGAAGAACTGCGGGGTGTTCTTTGGACGACCTTTCCGGATGGCCATGAAATCTCCTTAGATAACGGTGAGGGTCTTCGTCGTGGTCACTTCGACCAAATCGGAGCAGTCAAGCTTATGTTGAGCGGCGTACCGCATGGCCTCGGTTGCGGTATCGAAGTGAGAGGCTTCGTCCACATCTAGCGACCACGTTACGTAACTCTTGTTGGAAAGGTACTCGAACTCGTCGGGTCCACATTTGTAGCTTTTGAACCGAATCACGTAGTATTTCACGGGGTTGTCTCCTCGTAGAGAATGGTAAGGGGTGGGGTGCTGTTTGTCAAGGGAGGGTGTTATACATGTACTCGTCGTCCACGTACTCGGTGAACGTAGTCTTGGTCACCATTTTGTACAGTTCTTCTGGGGATTTGGGGGTGAACTTGGGTCCGTTGCCGTCGGCCAACATCAGGGTGGTGTGTTGGTGTTGGTCGGAAATAACGGACCAGACGGCGTCGGCTGGGGCGATTCCGGTTTCCACCAAGAGATTGGCTTTTTCGAGAACACCTTTGACCCATTTGGCTTCCATGGCATGAAAGGTATTCACATGAACGGTGAATTTCTTTTTGGGCTTTCCCCGAATCATTCTGTACACCGCCATTGGCCAGAGGAAAATAGCCCAAAACGCTTCGTAACCAAAGTCCGCTCCTTCTACCATGGTCCCAACCAACCCAACGATAGAAGCAATAGCAAGTGTTCCAAACACCACAAGGTAAATGGCAATCACGGGGTTGTCTCCTCTTGGCATTCCATTGCCATGAACAGGCAGAACATCACACGGGCATCAGAGGATTTCTTATTGTGCCATAGCGTTCCATTACGCTCGTCGGTCACATCCAATGTGCTTCCCTCAGAAAAATCGGATGATGCCTGATGTGCGTAAATTCGGCCAAACATTGTCTCCGCCATCTTCGTGTCGAGAAATTCCACCCTATGAATAAAAGGATGACGAAGCACATTGCAGATGAACTCTCGATTCTGGTCGGCACCAAACCATTCGGCCAACCGTTTCCACGCCACAGCTTCTTTCATGGTGTCTCCTTTCATGGGGTTAATGTGTCTGCCCGGATGCCGATTCCGGGAGCGTGGTGAGGCTCGGGCGTACCCTGCCGTCTGCCACGTTGCCCTGTGGGAGTCTTTCATCCCTAAAATCATCAGACACGCCTACGTGACGCCGAAGCTTTCGCCTCACAACATCAGGTATCCTTCGTTGCCGTCGTCACCCCATAACGTTAGTCGATGGGGTTGGGGTTGTCAGTCGGGGTTTCCCTGAACCTCACGGGAAATCAACTGCACAGAATACACGTGGTCCCCGGCGAGCCTGAGCGTGGTGGCGATTTCGAGGTCAAGGTCGAGGCATTCGCTCACACCGTTCTCCTCTGCACAGGATTCAAAGCAGGCATTGGCGTCGGCTCGCTGGTGGAACGCCCGGACGGACAGGAGTTCTACGTCGGCCATTTCAATGACAATGAACATAGTTTAGAGACGGTAGGTGGAAGGAAGATGGGAGGGCTTGAGGATGGCAATCATCTTGGAGCGAATCCGACTCTTGAGTTCCCAGTCGGCGGCAGACATGACACTTTTAATCACGTTTTCGTTGAAATCTACACCAAGTTTGTCCAGTGCTTCTCGGGCGAAAATCTCGTGCAGAATGTCCGGGTCAAGTGCATTGACCAAAGAACAAATCGGGCACCGATTATACTCGTCACGGAGGGTGCCATTCTTTCTAATGGTCCATTTCCGGTCGTCCACGATGGGGAGCAGGTCGTAGAACTTCTCTAGGGTAAACTTTTCGTTCTTCACAGAACCACCGTGGGCTTGAGGATGGCAATCATCTTGGCGCGAATCTTGCTCCGAGTATTGATATCAGCGGCCATCATGATGTTGTCCGTCACTTTGTGGGAGTAGTCCATCCCAAGAGCGTCCAGTGCTTCCTCAGCAAAAGCCACATACAGGATGTCATCGTCAATTGCATTGACCAAAGAACAAATCGGGCACCGTTGGTTTTCGTCACGAATGCCGCCATCGCTAAAGATGGTCCATTTCCGGTCGGCTACGATAGGGAGCAGGTCGTAGAACTTCTCTAGGGTAAACTTTTCGTTCTTCACGTTGTCCTCTCGTATTTGGAAGTGTTCAGGGTGAAGTGGCGGTCATCAGACTTGTTGTGATAGACAGTAGTGACCAGACCGGAGTTTGTCAAGCCCATGACCACATCATCCGTTCCTGTCACCGCCTTGAAGCGCAGGAGCATCTTTTCGACCCCAACACCATTGGTGGTGACTTCGATGATTTCCAGTTGTGCAATCGGAAGTGGCTGGGGTAGGGTCACTTCGCGCACGGCTCGCTGGTTCTTGGCGTGAGTGGAGAGGCGGTAGCGACCACCAAGCTGGCACAGCACCACTGCCGCCGCCTCGTACACGCAATCCGGCATGAAGACATCACGGTGAAAGACCTTCACGGGGTTTCTCCTCAGGAGGTGATGACCGAATGATAGTCTGGACCAACCCCGTTGTCAGTCGGGGTTTCCCTGATTAATCCGGGGTCAGTCCGTTGTCCAGTTCCGAAGAACTCTGTACAGGAAAACCGTCGGCCTCGGCCTTGGCTCGCTCGGTGTACAGATTCACCAGAATCTTTCCCTCTCGCTCGGCCTCTTCCGTTGTGTCGTACAGACACGTATCGTCAACGAACATGTGGGTCTTTTTGCTGAAGACAACAGAACGAAAGAGCAACGTATTTTTTCCGTTGATTTTGGCCCGTTGCGTGTATTGTTCCACGTGAAACATGGTGGTGTCCTCTACTTACGATGGTTGATGGGAATAACACCACCCGGAACAATATACTTATGCTCAACCTGATGAGCGTCCATGTGGTCTTTAATCCTATCGTACAGACGAGTCAGGGGACCGCACGTGGTACGGCCAATCAGCGCAAGGAGTGCGGACAACTCGTCGTCGGTGATTCCGTCAATGGTGTTGGTAGACGGAGGGGGGACGAAGGCTGGGGTATGGCGGGTAATGTGCATGGGGTGTCCTGTGTTTGGGTTAGGGAATAATGGTGTACGGCGGAACTTCCCCGTCTTCCATCATTACTCGTGCGGTGAGGGCGTCGGTATTGACCACCAGATGGGTGTGCCGATTGATGTGTTTGCGGAGATTGTTCAGTTCCATCAGTCCGGTCATGCCATTGATGGTTTTTCCGCAGGGTTTACCGTTTGGCTTGGGGGAGTGTACAGGTAAAGCTCACGAGTCGTCATCCTCATCCTCGTCCTCGTCCTCATCCTCCACCAGCCCGTACTCCTTGAACGCGGCAA